AAAATATATATTATATCCATATAATTATTCCAATCCGAGTTGCAAATCGATTTCATATGTATCTTCACCGCGTTTCACCATCTCTTTACGCAACTTTTGCAGCCGTTTTTTATCTGCGCGATTCAATTCCTTTTGTTCTTCGGGCGCTTTTTCAATTGTATTTCCAAGGGCATCTTTCTTTTCTTCTTCTTTATTAAAATTCAATTGTTTTGCAGCCAACTTTTCGGCCTTTTTCCTAGCTTTTTCAACTTCTTCCATCCACTCGGCACCCATCACAGTCAAACGACCCGACTCTAAAATCCATTTTTCAGGACAAAGCGCTTCGTAAAATTCGGCATTGTGACTAATCATGAATAATCCCCCTTTGAACTCTTTGATAGCCAAAGCTAAAGCACCCAAAGAATCGCGATCCAAAAAGTTAGTAGGTTCGTCTAGTATAACAATGTGCGGCAAGTTCCATAAACCAGCACCCAGAACCACTTTCACCTTCTGACCACCCGAAAGAGCACCCATTCGAGTATGCTCAGCAAAGGCTGGCTCCAGTCCAAAGCAATCCAAGTGTTTCTGAATTTCACCTGTCGTGAGCTTTCGCTGTCCCAATAAAGACTCGGCTGCGATTTGTTGGTCTTTTTCATCAACCATCTTTTTATAACCCATTTGCAAAATCTCAGTTCTTGACAACCAACTATCTTCGCGACCGTCTCCTTCCCAAACCACTTCGTATTCATGTTCGCGCTTTCCGGTTCGTCGAGCTTTCAATTCTTCAATAATTCCTGTTTTTTCTTCTTTGGCTTTGGCGCGTATAGCGTCCATTTCTTCTTTCGTCATGGTTATAGAATCTTTTTGGACGGCCTCTTTATCAATACCTCCGCGATAACGCCACATAATATATTCAATCGGGGTTTTATCCAAGTGGTCTTCAATGTGTGCGAAAGCATGTTGCGCCACATAAGCTACACGTAAATTAGGATGACGCTCAACTATTCCTTCATCCGCTTCAAGTTCACCAACCATCAGCTTTACTAGAGTAGATTTACCAGCACCATTGACACCCACCACAGCTACACGAGAGGCTAATGAACATTGAATCGATACATCGATCAATTGTGGATGAGGAGCAGTTGGGTATTGGAAATAAATATTCTTTGTTTTTAACACCGCCTTTGTCAAAGACTTAACGCCTTCTAATGGGCCGGGTTCAGGAAAATTGAACGCTACAATATCACTTGATAGCTCGTAATAAGCCTTTGCTTCTGGTTTTTGTTTGACAAAATCTGATAAATTACCGCTATATGACTTGAGTTTTAGGTTCTCATAATGAATAATATTGGTGCATACGGCGTCCAAAAACTTTGTGTCGTGAGATACCAACAAACAAGTACATTTTTGTAGATTTTGTATGTATTCTGTGAGCCACTTCACCGCAAATTGATCCAAGTGATTTGTAGGCTCATCAAGCAACAACATATCAGGATTCAACAACATAGCCCTTGAAAGAGCTAGCTTCATGCGCCAACCACCCGACAAAGTGCTAACACCGGCATTAATGGCGGCTGCTGTGCGAGAAACGCCGAAACCCATGGAAGTAAGCATTTCTTTTACAGTATCTTCACTGCATTCACATTGTTTTATTTTTTCATCGGTCATGATATATTCTAGCACAGTCATGTCTGCTTTTTCACCAATGATTTCACATTCTACATATACTGTAATAAGTTCCGTTGGAAACCCCTGCAAATTACCACCTGCAATGGATTTCATAAGAGTCGATTTACCAGCGCCATTTGGACCTACTAAACCATATTTTCGTCCAATCTTCACACGGAAAGGTGTTTGGTGAAGCAACACGCGAGTACCATATGCAAGAGAAAATTGAGCATTACAAAGGTCTTCTTCTTCGTCTTCTGGGTCTACTTTATCAGGCGTGAGATTTTCAATGCCTTTCACATAAACAGACTCGACGATTTTTTCCAACACATCCTTTGATAATGTTGACAAATAAGGAGCTAAGCATTGTTCCCAGTCTTCGCGCTTTCTATTGTTTGAAAGCGTCAATCCTTCGCAACATCTCGACATGTGCGAAAGAAGGCGTTCGTCTATACTGGAACCAGATGATGAAATCTGCTCTTTAATAAAAGCCAACAGTTCATCATATTTCATAACACTTTCGCTGATTTCAGACGCTTCGCTACTTACACGTTGCAGTGTATTAAGTGAATTTTGACACACTTTGCGGACTTCTTCCACAGCGATTTCATCAATACCGCGTTCCAACACTGGTTTCAAGATGGGATAAAAATAAGACGCTGTTCTAGGGTCATTCACTAGTTTACACATGTTACCAATAACCAAAGCCGAACGACGTTTAACAGCGGTTTTCTTTTCACGCATACCGCGTGTTAGAATAGGAACTAAAAGACCCAGTGTCGACATATCAACTTCATTAATAAAACTAGTGGCAACTAATTCGTCCATTGCTTTTTCAGTAAACTTCACCGGCTCCATGTAACCATTAATGACATCGGGAATGATTTTAATAATATCCACATTGTCAATAACGCCACATAGTTCATTGAAACAAACTCGGGTTTGGTCTTGAACGTCTCGTTTGACATCAGACGTCATATCAATAAGACGAAGAATCATATTTGGTAAATTGAACTTGACAACTTCTGTTTGATGTTTCGCAAAAAGACCTAGTAACATGAGCGCGCCTTTTTTTACTTGCCATTTCATGAAGTTCATATTTTCATATAAAACGTCCATGTATATTCTCATGGAAAATGGGTTCATTTTTTGAATAATGAGTTCCCCTATTTTTTTGGCTTGTTCACTTGTTTTATTGTTGGTCAGCTTCAATAAAATGTCGGGTAATATTTCGATGAAATAAGGTTCCATAGATAAATCAGCTTCATAAATGAGTTTTTCCAAGTCTTGAAAATTATCTTCTTCTAGAAAGGTTTTTAATTCAAACGCAGACATATAAACTAGTAAATAGTAAATCTTTAAATTTATTATTTACCTTATTTTTTACTTGATGAGCGAGACTTGGATTTGGAGCTAGTTCTAGACCTAGATCTGGATTTAGTTTTAGACTTAGATTTTCGAATAGTTCTGCGTAATAATCGACTTTTTGCTCTTATTATATTCAACGTTTTTACTTTGATAGCATTGAACATATCGTCATAATAATAACCGGTGAATTTATAGGAAGTTGTGCAAGTGGGTACAAAAGAGCGAATATTTCGACATTGTTGAATATAATCTAATACTTTGGAAAATTCAATAAGTTTACCGCCAAATTTCATGGGAATATATGTATCATACAATCCAAATTCCAAATGATGATTATCACTTTCCCCATATGGTGTTACATAGATAGGAACTATGAAATTTTTCACTTTCACTGATTTTTCAAACATATATTCTTTATTAGCTTCATCTATATATTCATGTATTGATTCCGGTATTTCTATTTTGCAACTATAAATCATATAATAAAAAATATATGGTCGACTATTGTGATTTAATTCCATACTATATATGGCACCATGTAAATCGATGATGGTAAATCCATAATTTATATTATTATCCATGAGAACCTTTGTTGGATTTACTGGCCAAAGCGCTCTTTTGAATTGTTTATTTAATTGTGAATACATTTTTAAGTCGCTTTGATTTACTGGGTGTGGATTCGAAAAAGAATTGACATATTCATAATTTCCCATTTTTTTCAATGAGCTAAAATCGAAAACACAATTTTCAATATGGATCGGCGTTCCTTGACGTTTTGGATTTTGGATAGTTTTACTTATTTGACTATATTGATTGATACATGGTTCAATATCTTCGGTTACTTCAGGGAGTGACTTTATTATTGAATTCAAAAACAATTGTATTTCTAAAATGATGAATGCACTCATAGTATAATGACCTCCTTTTTGTAAATAAAAATTATCGCCAATGTCACCTGGTTTTGTAACGCAAAGTCGCCACATACCACATTCGCTTCTCGAACGCGCAAAAATAATATTTTTGGATGTTTGTTTTTGAACTGGTGGTTGGCCTTGAAATATTGTTTTCAATTGTTTTGATATAACATTAACATTGACAAATGCAATTTCTTTAAACAAGAATTTACTTTCAAAAATAAAGCTCGTATTATTCAATGTAAATGTTCTGTTTTTTCTGGAAATTGACATATATATATATATAACAATGGATTTTAATTCGTTACTGGTATAATTGTTCTAGGCCACAATGGAACGGAATATAAATGTTCATCTAAATCATTATCATAGTTATAGCGCACTTTTAATAGCTTTGTATTGTATTCAATGAATTCTTTATTTATTTCTTTATATTGTAATAATAATTCATTAATAATCACATCCAATGGAGATAGAGTATAGTTTTTACTTTTAACACGCGCTAAATCATATTTAATTAGTTCGCTTTTTATTTGTTGCAGTTTTATTGTCAAATCATTCACGTAAATCAGTAAATAATAGAATTGTATTCTAGTCTCAAGTTTCAAATCATTCAAAACCTTCATTGTCGTACCATCGTCGTCGTCACTTTCGTAATATTCATCGCTATATATTTTTCGTTTCCGTTTTACCATTGGATTATATATGAATTCTTTGTCTTTTTCCTTCCGTAAGTGACTTTTATCAATTCTTGGTTTCAAATATTCAACTAATTCTCTGTTTTCAGTTTTTTTATCTCTGATGAAATCATCGATGCTCAAACAAAACCGAATCACCTTATGAAATCCATCGTCATCAACACCTGATAAACTTGCCGTTAAATCCACCAAATATGCATCGATGGTCATAATATCACCGATACTAAAGTATGCTATGTATTCAATAATGATATTACATATTTCATCAAACTTTTCTTCATTGTAATCCATTTCCAAAGGTCCAAACATATGTGGTTTTACAACATCCCAAAAATCAGGAAACTTTTCTTCGAAACTAGAGTTCGTCATGATTGTAATATATTGCATATGAATAAAAAATAAATCAATTTTTATATTAATATTGATTTATTTCATGTATTTCTCTATATAATTTGTCAAAGGAACATTATCTATTCTAGCTACTACCTAACTACACTATTCGAACTACACTGTTTCCAACTCGTCCCAGAGCTTGCACAATTTCTGTGCATACACCACTTCGTTACCTGTCCACCCGGACAAAATGGCTCCCCTATACGTCGACTCTGGTAAGATGGTGTTGTCGTAACCGGCAGTTTGAACCATGTATGTATTGAGCTTCGGGTTGATTTCCATGCGATACTTGGCTACGCACTTGTGGACGTCAATGTACAACGTAGACCTACTATTGTTGTGGTTCTCCCATAAGAAGCCGCTTTTGATATCTGGATCGCTACCGTATAGCCCACCATGACCTACTTGCATGTCCGAGTAACAGAACCAATGGTCGAACTTGTATTCACTTGGATTTTGGAACGCCCGTTTGAAGAAGAGCCATACGCCATTTTCCGTCCCGCCGCCCACAGTTTCACCTAATGTGTTGATTTCGGAATATTGCTCCAATAGAGGCTTTGACTTGTCCACTTCGTATATCTTGAGGTCGTCTCCAAAAACACCAACTGTTCCTCGACCAGTTGCACGATAAGCAGTGAAAAGCGCCGAAAGATTGCCAATATCTGCAACGGCTTCTCTGCCATAGGATGATGTGAAAGTTCCTTGCGCGCTACCACTGTTGTCTGAAAGTGATATCACGTCTCCTTCTAATACAGGATAGTTTTCAATGGAAGCTTGTA